ATGATGTCCTGAGGATCGTTATCCATATTCTGCACCACCCACTTCTTCATAGCAGTAAACTCTTTCTTACGGAGATACCCAATCAAGTTGGCAATGTTGATATCGTTAGAGATACCAAGGATACCAGCATCAATCTTACCTGTAGATGCATATCGCTGCAACTCATTAAGAGTGCGACGGAAATCAGGGAAGTACTTCTGGACTACCTCAGCAACAACCTTAGGCTCATAGTGGACACTCTCACCTTCAAGGATAGTTTTGACACGAGAGAAGAATGCACCTGCCAGTGCTCTCTTATCAGCACCCTTTAGGGTGAAGTCAACAACAGAGCACCGTGAATGTAGAGGAGAGATGATCTTATTCTTGTAGTTGCAAGTAAAGATGAATCTACAATTCTTTTGAAACTCCTCAATGCAGGCACGTAAGAGCATCTGCACATCAGGTGTGGTGTTGTCTGCCTCATCGATGATAATAACTTTATGCTTTGCTGTGGACGTTAGTGACACAGTAGATGCATAAACCTTTGCCTGGTTACGGACGGTATCGAGGAAACGACCTTCATCAGATCCGTTGATAACCAAGCAATCAGTGCCCAATTCCTTACACAATGCCTTAGCAATTGTGGTCTTTCCAACTCCAGCAGATCCTGCTAGAAGAAGGTTAGGGATCTCTCCCTGATCTAGAAATCCTTGAAAGATCTTCCTAGTATCATCAGGGAGAATACACTCCTGTATCGTTTGTGGACGATACTTTTCTACCCATAGGAATAGATCTCCAGACATAATCAATTAGGCTCTAGTGCGATAAAGTAGTTGAGTGAAGAGTTAGAGAGACTGGTGAAGTTAGCGATGTTGCGACGTGAAACTGTCACATGATACGTGCCAGGGAGGAGTTTGAGATTCTCAACCTTGAAACAGTAGCAGAAGTTACGACGCTCAATAGTCATCTCAGAAGGATCAGCGAAGACAACTTTCTTCAATGGAAGAGAGAAGACGTTAGAAGTCTCATTCTTCTTATCCTTAACACAGATGCTAAACTCACCCTCATAACCATAGATGCACAGGTCATCCACACCGTAGACTTTAGATGCTTGCATGAGTTGATCTAGATCCTGCTGTGGCAGGTCAAAGAAGAGCTCAGGATCAGCGAGGTCAGGGTTGAATTCAGGCACCTTACCAATGATCTCAGGGTCACTATAGTAGAAGGTGGTCTTACCCTTAGTATCTTCATCATAGATTACCACTTTCTTATCATCGGGGAAGAAGAGAGTGGGACTCTTGAAGAGTGACAACGCACCTAAGAAGAGTGGCAGATCATAGATTGCCAACTGGACTGGAAGGGTCTCACGAATTGTTGATGCGGCAATAATGTTTTTGTTTACCGAGATAGTTTCGGCAAAGTTGCCAGGATCAATCAAGATAGACTTGTTGATGTTACTGAAGTTACGCAGTAACTCAATTGTCCCTTTGCTGAGGCTGACATGTAGGCGGGCTTCGTCTTGCATAGTTACTGAGGGTAAGTTTCACGTTTGGCGTTGACATCATTGAAGTGCATCAACAACACTGCATAGTGTAACACCTTCATGATGTCACGTCTAGCAGTGCCTTTCTTATCGTAGCGAGATGCATACTTAAGAATATTGGATCTGCAGAATGATTCTGCATCACCACATGCTTGAATTAAGTCAAGCGTCTGAATACCGTCAACACCAGCAGAGTAGTGTTGACTGTAGGTTGAGGAGATGTAATCCTTCAACTCCTGAAGGATTTTGTCCTCATCATATCGATCGATTGCCATAGTATAGTTGTTTTTAAAAGACTATCAAAGATTAAGGGGATTGTCAACTGTCACATCAACATCAGCATCAATCTTATCATACAATTCGATGAAAGATTGCTTGGTCTCATCATCGAATCGGTTGAGACAAACCTTGATTGCCTTCAAACGATCAGAGAAAATGCTGTATGCACGAATGATGTGGACTAAACGACGGGTTGAGATGATCTCATCAACACCACCATCATCAAATGTTTTGCGGATGATATCTGCCCAAGTAACAAGGTTCTTGATGTAATCGTCATCACAACACTGCAACTCGGTGCAATAGTTGTTGAGCATCTTGGTTTCCATTGCAGGAGAGGGATACTCTTGCTCCAAAGTTACAGGAAATCTCTCCAGAAATGCCTCATTTAGCACGTTAGTGCCAATGAAACGACCATCATCCGACCCTTTACCCTTGGTGTTGGCAGTAGCGATGACATTGAAACCTGCAGAAGGTGTCACATACTTACCAATCTTCTTAAGGAAGACACCCTTGCCTTCTAGCACGGATTGTAGACAAAGGATTTTGTTGGAGGCAAGGTCAATCTCGTCAAGTAGCAAGACCGCGCCTCGCTGGAGCGCCTCGATGACTGGACCATTATGCCAGACAGTGTTGCCGTCCACAAGACGAAACCCACCAATAAGATCGTCTTCATCAGTTTCTACAGTAATGTTTACACGAATCAATTCACGACCCAGAGCAGCACATGCTTGCTCAACACCCAGAGTCTTACCATTACCAGACATACCAGTAATAAAAGTAGGGTAGAAGATCTTAGACTTGAGGATCTTCTTCAGGTCAGCGAAATTGCCAAACGGGACATAGTTTTTGTCTTTAGATGGCACTAAGGACGGTTGATCAACCACAGTAGTCTCCAGTTGCTCTCGGACTTCATCAATAGTGAGATTCCATTTGCCACGACTGACCTTAAAGTCAGACAGACGACGGACAACAGTCTGATATGTGAGATCAAAGTGGTCTGCTGCCTTCAGTAACTGCTCAGACTTAACCTCGTTACCAAACTCCTCGCGGATATAATTGGCAACTTGATCAGTGGTGGCTTGCATGGTGTCTCTCGATTACTTTGTAATTATAGCGTAGGTAGAGGGGCATAACAGTCAACCCAGGACGGTTTGTTATCTGGTTGCCTTAGGTAGTTGGTTGGCACCCATGGCTTGCTCGCAATATACCGTTGATATGCTTCATGGGTGGAGATGGAATCATCAAATTTCCATTCTTCTGGCATAGCACGAGCGAATGGAGTGTGCTTTGTAGGGCATCCATACTGGTAGTTGAGACCAGCAAGCGTCAATGAAGGGTGACACCCATGCATCTTATCGTATCTATATGTATACTCTTCACACAAGGCTAGACCATGTGCGATCAACCACTGGGTGTTATGTGGTGACTCAGCAACCCATTTAGTGCATGGGTGGTTACGAAATGCTCCCTTTTCCGTGGCATACTCAGTCCCATCTCTCTTGAGAACAACGCCACAGTTAAGATACCACTTGCTGAATACTACTGCTAGCATCTGACAGCACTCCAGTGGCATCTTAACTACATGCTTGTCAGGCAATTCCGATGCAGACAGGACAGGATCATCATGGACGGCAAAAATATTCATGCAATTTGAGTGATAAAGGATGAAAGGATCTTCTTGTTAGATGCTTTAGACTTGAGCGTTTTCCTGAAGGCATTTTTGATCTGTGCCTTAGTTGCATCATCGTCCACATCGAATGTCGCGTCAACCTGCAAGTCTTTAGATTGTATTAAATATAAATCTTGGAATCCCATCATCTCAACAGCGACAGACTTCGACTTAGCAAACTCCAGTCTCAACTTATCGGTCTCAGACATAGGCATATCGTTGTAAAACCTAAGCATATTATAGATCTCACGAGTATTACCGATCCTGAAACCAGTGAAGTTGCACTGTGGGAAACGTCCCTTCAACGACTTAAGAAGAGTCTCAGTCAAGCAGTTGCCCCATGATGGTGGGTTGTAGGTACGACCTGTCTTACGATCACGGACGCAAGTATTAGCCCTACATGCTGATCTGACGATCGCTGGCTCTTTCTCAGGGTTGAATTGATAGGTCAACTGCACCCACTCACCAGACCAACATGCTTCTCCGTCAGATAAAATGCTGACATGACACTTTTCAACGTCATTCTTTGCCTTAAATCGTGGGATGAGAGTCTGCATACACATCAATGCTTCATTCAATGGAGTGCCACCTAGCATCATGTGAGGAGGGAGACAATCAGGCACGTATCGTGGTGCATAATATGCCTGGCCATAACGTTGGTCCCATATCAGACCAATACGATACAGATTGTTGGCATACTTCTCAAACTCTTTGGTGTTAAGACTGCTGCTCAACAAATTAAGAAGATGGAATTGTTTAGGGATAAAGAATGTGCCCTCTTTACCTGGTTCGTCTCTGGTATAGTCTCTAATATTTGCATATGATGAATCTGTGATGAATGAATACACATCAAATGGGATGCCAACCTTACGACAGAAGAAGCAGAGAGACATCAACTGTTGGATTGTTGGATGAATGATGTCTGCCATAGATCCAGACCAATCTAGTAGGAAGATCAGACCATGATTCTTACCATCAGGACGGACAGTAACTTTCTTAAACAAATCCTCATTGAAAAGGTATGTGGACAGTTTTGTGGTGTCTAATACACCAGTTTTAGACTGACTCTGACGTGCATATGATGATGCAGACTTTCTCATCTCAAATTCTTTAGCAAGATATGCGACTTCACGTCCACATTCTTTCTTAAATTTACGCCACTTGGCATCAGCAATAGTCCAGTCGGACTCCTTATTCATCTCCATACCCCAGTATTCTTCTGTCATAGAATTGATCGTATGGGGATCAATAATGACGTGATCTAGATCTACTGAGGGAATTTCAACATACCTTACCTCATCTTTTGCAGACGTGCTAGTAGTGTCACCAATGGCATCAGACAATGCACTGTCAGTGAGTGATTCCTCACCACCACCCATGTCATAGGAAGGTGTGTCTAGGTCAGCATCGCCTGATGAGTCTTCCCTAGGAGGAGAATCAGTAAACCACTCGCTGTTATCCTGCTCAACCTCACCCTGGTCACCTTCTTTACCATCAGATCCAGTAGGAGATTCTTTGGGTGCGTTGGTCAATGGAGTACTTTCTTTCTTAGTCTTTTCAAAGTTGTAGATTTCCTCGGCAACATCAATTGCTTCTTGAAATGTCTCTGTTTTACCAGTCTTATCACGTAATAATGCCTCATCATCAGTGAAAGGCATGAATGCATTTGCACCAAGTTTGAAGTATAGATTGATTCTATCAATTAGTTTTAGAGTTGCTGTATTGATCTCCTTCACACTAAAGAAATCATCTTCATGCAGTTGTCTGTAACCACCATAGAAGTCTTTAGCAAGACCAGGAAACTTACGCTTCATAAGTTTCTCAATACGTGCGTCCTCAGTTACATTCACATAGGATTTGGGACAAGGGAATTGATCAAACTTATCATCATTGGGAGTAAATAGGGCGTGTCCGACTTCATGTCCGACTAGAAGATTATATACAATCTCTTTTACATTCCAGATAGGAAGAATCAACACACGCTTGGCAACATCAAAGGATGCGGTACTTACTGCCTTGTGCTCAACCACTAGATTTTCAGTGGCGAGGAGTCTGGCAAGAGTGCCTTTAACATCTGTCAGTTTCATGCTTGTTTTATTGTATGCATACAGTATAGGACCCCCAACCATGGTTGAGAGTCCCAGTGTGACGCTTTATAGACTGTCTTGAGTGAGACTGGAGAAGTCTCCGACCTTGCTGAAGGTGGCGATGCTGTCAAATTTATCTAAAAGTATGTCACCTTTGTGTGAGATGACAAATAGATTAGTAGTTGAGTCTAATCCTCTTAGAATCTTCATCAATTCATCAGTTGCCTGAGTATCTAGTGAAGAGTCAAACACTTCGTCAAGAATAAGAAGGTTTGTTGATGCAGAATTCTTCATCTTTGCAACGTCTCTCCAAGTAAACAGAAGTGCTAGGTCAATCTTCTGCTTCTCGCCTTCAGAGAAGGATGCATATGAGAAGTCATCGCGATAACGAGACTTGATTACCTCAGTAAACTCTTCATCAAGGTTAAAGTTGACAAAGAAGTCCATCTTGTGGAGATATTTATTGATCTGCTGGTTAATAACAGGCACATACTTGCTAATAACTTTACTTTTAATACCACTATCTTTGAGGAGAGCAGATACCATTTTATAATTGTCAGACTCTTTACTTACTCCAGCACACCTCTCCATGTTTTCTTGGAAGTGAGTCTCAAGATCATCCAGTTTGTCTTTCTCAGCATCAATATTAGGCATTTCTTTAGAAACTTCCTTACTAATCTTCTTATTCTCTTTATTGAGACGCTCCTCTTCCTTATTCAGTGCAATGATCTCATTTTGTAAGGTGACAATACTCTGACCACATCCTTTCATGTCACGTAGAGTGTCATATAAGGTCGATACTGTCTCATCAATCTTCTTATACCCCTCAGTAAACTTGACTTTACGAGAGTTAGCATCCACTAGCATCTTTGCCTTGTGCCTCTCCTCTAGAGGTTGCTCACACGTAGGACATTGATCATGTTTTGTATAGAATTTATAGTCTTTTTCTGCCTTATTCCTATTCTGCTCGATCTTTGCTCGCATATCACGCAGACCATCATACTTACCCTGCACTTCACGTTGATCACTGATCGTATCAGCAAGTTTAGAAATACTATTGTTGTTATCTTTTACGTCAGACTTGATTTTACGCAGTGATTTCTTGTTTTCTTTGACTTTATCCTGCAGTTTTGTGATCTGAAACTGCACCATCTGCTCCATCTTATTGATAGAGGATCTCTGGTGGTTAACTGACTGCTCTGCTAGTTGCAATTCATGCCTACATTCAGTCAAAGAGTCCTTATTATCCTTAACTCTGTCCTTCAACAGAGCATTCATCTTAGAGAAGATCTGAATATCAAGTAGGTCCTCAATGACCTCACGACGGTGTGCTGCAGGTAGTTGCATGAAGGGCACAAATGTGCTGCTACCTAGGATAACAACCTGTGTAAATGACTTATAGTTAAACTTAAGGATGCTCTGCTCCAGATACTTCTGGTAGTCCTTATTAGCAGCGTCCTGATCAAGCAATGATCCGTTTCTATAGACCTTAAATATGTTTGGTTTGATGCCTCTTTCCACCATATAAGAGACAGCACCGATCCTAAACTCCACTTGGACAACACAGTCTTTCTCATTGATACTGTTGATCAGTTGTCCCTTATTAATTCTTCGGAATGGTTTATTAAATAGCACAAAAGTCAACGCATCTAGCATCGTTGATTTACCAGCACCATTCAATCCCACCACAAGATGTGATTTGGATTCGTTGAGAATCATTTCTGTGTATGCGTTTCCAGTTGACAGAAAGTTTTTCCAACGAATCTTCTCAAATACAATCATTTTTGGGGTGGTGGAATAACAAAATCGTCAGTGTCGATAATACAGAAACGGTATCCGTATTGTCGGCAGTTTTCTTTGACCATCTCCTCTTCTACTTCAGAGACAACTAGGTCTCGGTCGTAGTCAGAAGCCTTCAAGAGCATATAATAGCGTTCTGCATCGTCCTTGTCAACGAAGAGTTGTACCACTCTTTCAACTGCCTCATCGTCTCTGACAGCATAGACGCCACCAGAGACGGTTTCAGTTAAAACAAACACAATTACACCTCCAGTGCCTCTACATATAAGGATTTTAGAATACTAAAGATCTCTTCACGATTAGTAAATTCTGATACACACGACTCAAGGATGGAAAGAGTATCTTCTACTTCAATCTCTCCATCAATTTCACCAGTTTCTTGAGTCACGTCTTCAACGATCTTCAAGTCTGCCAAATTTACTTGCTGGAGTTTTCTTACACACCTATCAAACTTAACTTGATCCTGCTTCTCACCTACGATTAGTTTAACATAAGTGCCTTCCAACTGTGGGAAGGTAGAAACATCAATGTCGTCCTTATAATAAATCTTATTAAATGTATTGAATGGATTCGTAATGAATTCCAATTCAAGGTCATCAGTATTTAGGACATGAAACCCACGATCGTGACCGTAATCATTCCAAAATAATTGGTAGGGATTACCGAGATAATGGATCGGTCCCTGGTTAGTTTTCATGTGATAGTGACCAGAGCAGGTCAGGTCAAACTTCTCAAATGGTTGCCTATCATACCCATGATCCATCTTCAGTCCAGGTATGACTTCAAATCCATTCAACTCAAGGTGACCTAGACACACAGATGCCTTAGACGCTTTTACTTTAGAGTATACCTTGTCCCTATTCTCATCACATATCCAGGGGATTAATAGGAAGTTTGTCTTACCAAACTTCTTAGCAGTAGGTTCTGAGATGACCTCAATATTATTGTAGTCTGAAAGCAGCAACTCAGGAGCATTGATCTTGAGAGTATTTTTGTAGTAGATGTCATGGTTACCGATGATCATCGACATACGAATACCACGGTCTGCTAGTGGTTGAAACCACATCTCCCGTGCTGCATCGAGACTATTAAAGTTTACAAATTTTCTACGATCAAAGGTATCACCTAAGCAAATCACTTGAGTGATACCCTCTCGGTCAATGTAAGGGAGGACAACCTCAGAATAGAATTTTCTATAAAGCTCTTGGAAGAAGAGATTATCATTCCGAACGCCGAAGTGTTGATCAGTTATCAGAAGGATCTTCATACTCGATTACTATTCTCTTGGTGTTGCCGCCCTTAGGATTGACGACTGTAGACGTAGTATAGGTCCCTTTTACGGATTCGGCAACTGCTTGGACCAGTTCGGTAACTGACACTTGCTTGCCAGACCAGTATTGCTGTATGTAATTCTGCATTAGAGTTTTCCAGAGACGAAAGAGTCGCCAACAACTCTTGTATATAGATGCAAAGTGCCGTCCTGCTCACACTTTAGGTGCCATCGTGACATGGAAAGCACACCTTCGCGAGTAGCGCCTGTAAGAAAGTTTTCACCGCTCTTCAGAACGCTTGTAAAGAGACCGAAGCGGGTCTCTTTAATATAGAATGCATCATCGATCCAGACTTGTTGTTGATTAGAATCCATTGTAGTTAATCGAAATTGCTACCCGCTTTCCAATTGCAGGTTGTGTGCGATGCCTTAACCAACCAGGAAACAAAAGGAAGTCTCCTGTAAGGGAAGGCACCGAGTCAGATAGTATAGCATCATCTATAGATCTAGCAAGGGGGGTAAACCGACGAATGTGATCCAGAGGGTCACAGAATTCAATATCTCCACCCTCACCCTTCTTCAGATAGAAGACAGATGAAACATGTGATTGACGGATACCAGCACTATGGGAATGCTCTTGTGTATAGTCACCATCTTCATGTAGGTTTGCCCATGCTGCAACTGGTTGGATGTCTGTGGGTGCATACCCCAAATCTTTATCCCAGTAATCAATTACATGAGGAAACATCTGGCCTATAATCCAGTCAAACTCATGATAGGTGTGTAGATCTAGTGTCTTCTGTCCTGTGCTTACGCCTGTCTCACCTGACCAAGCACCTCTATCACAAGAAACCCATATGTCTTGTAAGATATCCCACGTCTGTTGGATTTCCTTTGGAGTGCCAGAGATAAAACCTTTCTTAATTGGGATATCAAACATCAGTGTCTCATATTAGTTTCAATTCTATTCTTGATAGAATTTAATTCAGAGTGATTGTCGTTATCATCAGAATGGAATACTTGATCATATCCTTTCTTCTCGATAAGTTTGTCTCGGATATCCATTTGCCGTTTCTCTTTAGCAATCCTTCTCAGGAAAGCATAGTAAACGATCTGCGTAAAGTATGCAAATGGATTTCTTGATTTAGCGGGATCAAAGTTGTCGATATACTGCACACAATTTTCTACACCATCGGAGATCATATCCTCCTTATACATGTAGTTAATAAAGTTAGGTCTATATGACAGGTGGGTAGCAATCTTTAGGAAGCAATCCCCTAGGTAATGTGTAATCCTAGGTTTAGGTCTGTCTTGTAGTTTGCAACACTCCACGTCTTCTCGATACTTGATGATCTCCTCAAGAAATTTCTTGTTGTCAACGTAATGCTGTTTCTTCTTAGGAGTCATTAAATTCATATGTAAATGTTAACTCACCAATACATAATAACATCTAATGAGATAATGTCAAGCTTGACAGATTCAATAATAATAATTATAATCAACCATGTAAGGGTTGGAAAGGTACTACTTAGAGTTCTTCCATTGATCTTCTAGTTTCTTTCTCATCTCTGAGACTTTACCTACGAGACCCATGTTTTCATTAGCAGGGACTGGATTGGGATCGGTTGCAGTTTCACCATTCTCTTTTCTCCACCACATCTTATACATCATGATTGCTTCAGTTGACATCGGTGCGATGGTTACAATGTCTGATTCATTAATAATGTAAAACTCTTCGTCAGACCAGAGCATCCACTTGACAAATCCTGCAATCAATCCTTGCTGACCATCTTTATCGATGGGAGTTAAGGTTGGACACAATGGATCTGAAATATAAATGACTGTGCTTTCGTCTTCATCTGTAGCGATCATGACGCCCATGATCTCTTCGCCAGAGATCAACTTGACGATGCCATAGAATTCATTATCGTGTCGGATGTAGTTAATCATTTTCGTAGATTTACCTTCGTGATTTCATAATCAAATTTCTCTTCATCATAGATTTTTAATCTTTCAATGAGATGTCTGAGAGTGTAGTTGTGTCTGTTACCTCTGGAGCAATCATCGGCAATGTCATACAACACTGCTTGTGCTTTGTTATCTCCTTTACGCAAGACACGTCCAATAGACTGGAGGTTTCTTACTCGTGATTTACTTGGGGAAGCAAATATTACATTATGTAGGTTTCTAATATTGATTCCTGTTGAGAAGGTTCCGTATGAAGCAAGAATAATTGCATCCTTTTCTTGCTCACATATCTTTCGTGCCTCTTCTCTCTCAAGCGCATCAACGCCCCCATGTATGAAAAAGATCTTTCGATCTTTGTCCACCTTAGTATTTAGCATGTCCCATAATGGGTCACCGTGCTTCTCGATGTAGTTGAATAGGATGAGAGTGTTGCCACTCAAATCTTTCGCAAGGTTACAGATCAGGTTATTTCTCTTAGGTTGAGATACTATATAATCCATCTCTTGTTGATATGAATCGAATGGCACATGACCATGCTGCAGTAGAAGGACCTTTACCTTCAAAGGAGTTAACTGTCCCTTCTTCATCAGGTCCACAGTTGTGGTCACCCTGTCGCAGCGTCCAAACAAACCCTCAAGCACAAGCTGGTGACTGTGCAAACCATCCAACGTGCCTGTCAGCCCGACTCTATACTTAGCATCGTGGCATTTGTTTAAAATGCCTGAGAGACTCTTTGCTTTATAGAGGTGTGCTTCATCTCCAATAACCACATCAAACCTTTCAAAAAACTTTCTAGGTTCTTTGTATATGGATTGCCATGTAGAGATCACTACAGGGGCATCTACATACCTCTCAGTGCCTCCCATGATCTGATGCACATATGAATCTGCTTTCCATCCATAGTCTTTGAAGTCTTGCGTCAACTGAGAGACTAGAGAGACTGTGGGGACAATGATAAGTATTTGTCTTTTACTCTTAAGATGCCATCGCACCAGGGAATAAATGATCAGTGATTTTCCTGATCCCGTGGGGGATAGTAGTAACTTGCGACGTTGCTTAATTGCCGTGAAAACTGCTTTGAGTTGATAGTCGCGTATCTTAAATGGCAATCCCAAAGATCTAACAAAAGACGCAATGCTTTCAGGTGAGACATAATCTTCTTCCTCAGTGGGTAGTCCGTAAAATTTACTATCTTTAATTCGATATTCGTATCCCTTATCATCGAGATACTCACACACATAATCAAAAAGACCCACATATATCTCCCCAGTACCAGGAGAATATAAGCGGATCTTACCGTCCCATATACGCCTCTTATATTGAGGCATAAACTTTGCACCAGGCACTTCAAATTGGAAGTGCTCGCTTAGTTCTTTATGTAAATGTTGCTCACCTTCGACTTTAAGAAAAACTTCATTTTTCTTTTCGATAGTAATCATCTGATTCCATAATACTTCACAATTTCGATAGTATTCTTAATTGCAAATCCACGACTGTCGATCTGTTTAAGTATCCTATCAATACAATTTATACAAGTTTCAAGGTAGTCTATTTTCTGTTGTGCTTTAGT